GCAAATGTATAGTGGTTGCTGCCATTGGCATTCAATTCCCACCAAGTAATTGGACTTCTGGTAACAACCCAGTCAGTGCCATTCCAAAACAACGAATCTCCTTGAGTAATACCACTAACATCAGTATCATCCAATGCAGCGAGGGTAGTGGTTAGTGTGCCCTCAAAATCAATCGTCAGAGTGTCTCCAGAAACGCTTGTAACGATGTTTGTACCACCAGCGAGGGTCAAAGTATCAGACTGACTATTTGCTGTTGTAGACCCCGTATCTCCAGCAACTGTAGCAAATACACTAATTGAAGATACACCAGCGTCATCATCAGCAGGCACCCACTTACTATCAGCAGTGCTCCACTTCAAAACTTGATTATTTGTAGGAGGAGTTGTAACTAAATCAACATCAGAAAGAGCACCAACACTCGAATATTCTGTAATTAATTTTGCTCTAGTTAATCCAACACCACCCGCAGTAATATTGATATTTACATATGGATTATCGTCACCATCAACGGTGAAGAAATAACCAGGATATGTTGCTGCTGCGGGGGCAGATCCTAATGTGGTATATGCATTTTTATATGAGAGTTTAGTTGGAAAATCAATGGTGCCAGTAGCACCATCAAAAGTATTAGTAACTCCACCAACTCCTAGTGTTAAATCTCCAGTGCCATTTGTGGCAATGTTAATATTTCCATTATTAGTGGAAATAATCGAATTTCCATTTACATCCAAAGCAGCCGTGAGATTAGTATAATCTGACGGAATAAAACTACTACCATTATATCTCAATACTTGTCCAGAGGCAGCATTAGTAAGGCTGATCTGCAAGTTAGATCCATTACCAATTGCACTATAGATTTCATTAAAGTTGTCATTGATTTTATCGCCACCTACACGGAGGGTATCCCCCGTGTTGTCATTGGCGGCGGCTCCAAGACCTAATGTTTGCTTTGCCATTTCCTCTAAGACTTTCTAGTTATTTATAGGATCTCAGGATCGATAACTTCCTCTCCATAATCTGCAAGATTAGGTGCAACCCAATCATCATCAACGGTTGTTTCGACTGCAACAGATGGATTTTGATATCCAGATCCTGCTGTTGAAAGTGTAATTCCTCCAACACCAACCAGGGCGCGAATACTAGCATCAAAACCCGTAATAGAGTCAATTCTGACATTGGGTCTTGAGGTATATCCAGATCCAGGTGCTGTTACAACTACTTTATCAATAGTGCCCGATGTAAGATTTGCTTGTCCTACAGCATCTTTACCAAAGACTGATCCAAGATAATCAAAGGTAATCAGTGAATTAGAAGACTCAATAACAGCAACTTCACGATCCGAAGTTTCACCCTGAATATCAATAAAGTCTCCTGGCTCAATTGGTGGGACAACTTCAGCAGCATCAACGTCTGCTTCAGATCCAACGTAGGAGAATGCAACAAAAGTCGATCCCACGCGAGGAATTTCGGAGAAGATAATTCTAGAACCAACAATCTCAAAACCAACGCCAGGTTCTTGAATGACACCATTGAGCGAAACAATGATGTTGTTTTCAGGTCTAATCGTGGTTGATTGGACACCTTCCGTCAACGTAAGTGAGTAGAAGACTCCATTGCGCTTAAGGTTAAATGACTGCCTCAATGAGTCGAAGTCGAAGGAAATATCATCCAACTGTCTCAGTTTACCAACATAGAATCCTGTGAATGAAGATCCTAATGTGGGTGGCTCGGTAAATTGAATTTCATCCGAGAATGCCGTATATGCATTTGACGCGCCAGGTGGTTGTAGGATTCCATTAACGAAAATGAGCATATGACCTTCAGAATCAGGGAAATACTGATCGCCATTATTTGTTGTGAGTTTAAAGTTAGTCTGGACACCATCAAATCCACGGAATGCCCTCTTAACTCTTGCCTTAAGATCAACCTTATCGACAACTGCCGCTCTATACCCATTGAGAGATTTAATAGAATCTTTCAAATCGAAAGTGCCTGCAATATCACTCAAATAGATACGTTGATTCAAACCAACATTTCTAATGTCTTGTACTAAAGCAGCACCAGCTCCTGCGAAGGAAACTTTAGTGATAACCGTCGCATATCCAATTGGGAAACTCTCAGCAATTCCATAATCACCAACCAAGTCGCCATTAGTAATATTACCTTCTACAATAGAAATGTATAGGTAGTTATTATTCAAGTCAATATCTGTGATTACGCCATAATTTGAGGTATCTTGAATTCCATTAAAGACTTTATAAAGTCTATTGCCAATAGTAAATTCATTTAAACCACCAACAACAGCAATACCAATTCTAATGTATCCTTCGGCAGAAATTCTCTGACCAACATTCAAATCAAGACCAGCATATTTCGATACTTCCAAATATTGTCTGGAACTCTCAGCATAAACAACGCTAGTTGTTTCAAAGAGACCAGTCAAACTCTCAGTATCAACAGTCAATCTACCACCAGTGTTATCAGTAACTGCAGCGGTTGTCTTAATAAATTCTACAACGTCTGCAGTTTCTGTTGAAGTATATCCCTTAAATTGAACACCTGCCTCAAAATCACCTAGTAAATCAATGACATGTATTCTATTTTCAATAGCACTAATTTGAGCGGTAGTGCTATTTTCGTTACCAACGATGGTATCCAAAACTGCCCATGGACCAGCAGTTACTTCAACATCGAGATATTTGAAGTTTTCATCTTCAAAGAATCCATAAACAATACCAGTTACACTAGGGGCACCTTGCTTAAAGACAGTTTCATTCATTGTGAATGGACCATCTGTAATATCACCATCAATTCTAAATCTCTTATAGACTTTAACAATCTGAGCTTCATTTGAGGTAATACTTTCAACTTCTGCTAGAGAATCACTAAACAAACCATACATATTATCTGCTGAATATATTCCACCACCAAGAGGGATTGGAATAACTCGTGTGCCATATGTGCTAGATGGTACAGAAATTCCACTAATAGAAGTGATGTCTGCATAATATGCGTCATTAGTTAACTGATTCTTCAGCAAACTAATGTTGCTTCTAAATGTTCTTGTAACTGCATCAGAGTTATAAGTTGCTGCTAAAGTTGAATTTGTATAAGCATAGAATCCAGCAGTTGAAGATGGCGAAGTCAGATTTTGTCTAAGAGCATCTTGTAAGAAGTCTTGGAGATTATCGAGAATATAATTTTTGATATTATATTCATTATTTGCATAATAAATTGTACCGTCTTGAGATTGGTAGGGATCAATTGCGCCACTAGTCAGTTTTGCACCCCAAACGCCAATAGCACTATAAGATTGATTCAAACCTGTATATGTTGTTGATCCAGAGCTATTTCTCGCATAGATTTCTGCTCTAAGAGTTGAGAATCCGAATGAGAATGTCAGTGTGATATAAGATCTATACCAATTACGTCCGACAGGGACAATACCAAAAGAGTCAACTGTCAGTCCACCTTGAGGAGTAAAGATTGATCCAACAGTAGCATTTAAAAGATCAATATCAAAGAATGCTTCCTTGAATGCTGAAGTGCCAGGATCTAAAGAAAGTTGCAATCTCGCTTTAGACAGACCCTCTCTCTTAAGGAATATTGAGAAAGTAAATGTTTGTGTTTCAGCAGTAGCACCTTCGTCAAATCTGTTTGTGGTGTCATCTAGAGTAATTGTCCCGTCATCAAATGTATCATAAGAAGAAAGACTGTAATCTCTGTAGATAAAGTGCTCACCATTGGTAAGATCTGGTCTAATTTCTTCTCCCAAAAGATCACCGTTTGGATCATAAGATGCATTAGCAGCAAGAGTTACTCCTGAAGAAGTCCAGTTTGCAGTTAGATCCTCTGGATTTGTAAAGAGATTTGTATTTGGTACTTGCCCTGCGATTGGAGAAGTTGTAACTCTAGCACTTGCTAGGGTTTGAATGTTTGCAACATCTTCATAGTAATCATAGGTAGCACCCAAACCACCATTAGCTCCATTACCGATGTAGTTAGCAGTAGCATTAGGACCAACAATGTTAGCATTTGCTGTTGTCCAAGTACCAGTGATATTTCCAATGATCAAAACTCTATCATCAGTAATATTCTCCAGGACTTCTCCTGTTGCAACGACAGATCCATTTACATCACACTCTACAGTTTCTCCGACAGCAAATGTGGTGCCAGATGAAATAGAGTAATCAATATTTCTAGCGACAGTTAAGACATTATCGCTACTAGTATCGGTAAGTGCAAGATCGTGAATAAGATCATCTAATACTGTATCAACATAATCAGAATAAACCCAAGTGCCAGCACCCCACTGATTATTGACTAGATTGGTCAATTCTTCCTTATAGTAATTTCTATTGAAGAGGACCATTCTGCCACCATTTCTTCCAGTAACATCAGAAGGTGTTAAAGTATCAATTAAAGAATCTAAAAGAGTCTCATATGCCGTAATGACATTGGCACAATCTGCAGCAGTATATTGTCCATCACCATTTGAATCGGTAATAGTTTCATCTTTGTATGCATCTTGACTTGTATAAATTGCTGCATATTGATCACCAGTTACTGGTTCTGCCTGATTATAAAGTAAATTGTTAATCGCCTTACTTCCAAGCATTTTGACTTGCTCAAAAGCATAAATGGTTGCCAGTAATTGATCTTCAACAAAAGTAATTCCAAGATTAGAAGTTACATAATAATTAATTGCTCTTACAGTATTGCTATTACCACCTGTTAGTAAATCACTGATTACACTATCAAGAATTAACTTGATATCAGTTTGACATCTCGTTCTTCCATTCACACCATCTGGATATGTAAATGCAGAATATGCGGTTTCATTTCCAACGGCACCAAGTAAGTAAGTGAAATCTGCATCTAAGATTCCAGTAGACTCTTCGGCAATGTAATCTTTATTGAAATACAGAAGTTCACCTGCATCTCTAAATCTGTGTCCAGTTGGAGCAAGAGTATCGTTTGCAAGATCAATTAAAGTATCAATTGCTGTTTGGACATTTGCACATCCACCTGGATCGTCTGTAATTCCCCAGTCGCCAACAATTACTGATGTTGTATTATCTTCTGTCAAGTCACCAGTAATTGCCTGTTTCATGTAATACCCAAGTCTAGTATGGGCATATACAGATTGAAGCAATTGCAATCTAATATGGACGATTTCATCATTTGCACCTAGATATGATCTAATTGCAGTAATTGTGTTGAAGTTTCCACCAACCTCAATATCATCAGCAAGATTGTCTAAAATGAGTCCAAGATCAGTTTTACATCTTAAAGTGCCAGATCCCGTGCCATCCTCATTTCTTGGCATATCCAATGCCAAATCAGGATAACGAGCAATCAAATCATATGCTGCTTTATCTACAATTGCACCTCTATTGAGGCGAATTAGATTTGCTGCATCATAGAATCTATTTCTAGAGTCAAGATCAATCTGATTGGAGAATACGACTTCATTAGGAGTATCAACATTAGAAATATCAAATGGAATCTCATAGAATGCATCGAATGTAGCAGCAAGATATTCGTAAGCTGGTTCCAGTTTAGTAACAGTTGCTAGATGATCAACTGGTGTTGGTTGATTTGCCTGATCTAATGTATCAGTAAGAATCGTAACAAGGTTATCAATGGTTGTTTTGACATCAGCGCAGTCATTTGCAGTGTATGCTGGGTCTGAATCATCATTAGAATCTGTTAGCGTATTATTAAGAGTTTGAGTCAGTCCATGATTTCCAGTGACAGTAACTGTTTGATTATTAATCACCAATTGAGCAAATTCAGATAGTTTTTCATATGCCCAAATAGATTCATCAATTTCAGTTTCAATGTGATTGATTTCGATTGGATTTGCAATACGATTTACATATACCGCAGCAGCATCCCACATATAACTATTGCTACCATTTCTCAAATCCTTAACTAACTCATCAATCACATCTTCAATATCATCAATACAATTTTGAGATCCAGTAGGAACTGTAAACGGTGCATATGGAGAAGAATTTTCTAGTTGATAAACAATTTCTGCCGCCAAGAATGCTTTATTTGCTAAAATTAAATTTGCAGCATCAAGATATCTCTGCGTTTTGAAACTATGATAAGAAGCAGATCCATTGGTAGATCTCTTCGTGGCTAGAATCGCATCATTGTTGAAATAGTGTCCTGCAGTCCAGTTAGCAGCACCAGACCAATCATCAGTATATGTTTGTCCATCTTCACCATCGAAGTGGAGAAGAAGTTTCGTATTAGCGTCCCCTTGGAAGATACCGTTTCTTGGTGAAAATGCTGTGGTATATCTGTTGGTTGTAGAAACTCTAAATTCGTCGATGTGTCCAACAAATCCATTTCCACCGTTAAAAGCAGCGCCAATCTTAATTGGTTTTGTAATATATGTGCTGCTATCAGTACCAGTTGCAGTTTCTGTACCATTAACATATAGTTTAACGGTAGTTGAAGATCTAACAACAGCAATATGATACCAAGTGTCAGCAACAAATGTGGTAGTTGTATCAATTGCCAGATCCGATCCATTTACGTTATAACGTAATTGATTGCTTTCAAGATATAATCTACCAGCAACTTCGGTTGCAGATTCTCTAGTATCAAAAATATGAGCAGTGCCAGTTAAAGCTGCCGTAGATGGACGAATGTAAATATCATAGGTATATGCATTTGTACCATATGCAAACTCGGCAGATGCTGGAATAGTAACACTATCGGCAGAAGCAGCAAGGTATAGTGAAGACTTACCGAATTTCTTCTGAGCAGTATCCAGCTCAGCAGAGTTGTCAAAAGTTGCAATGTGATAATCTTGACCTGTAGATTGAGTACGACCCATCTTACCGAGATAAATCGTGTTTCTGGGTTGATTATATCCAATAACTTCTGCTTTAGTATTTTCAGATCTTAATACCTGACCCTGAGAGAAGAATCCGCCACCTTCTTTACTCTTAAATGTAATTTTTCTAACAACAGCATTTTCACCTTCTACAAAGTTACCAGTCGAATTGCCATATTCAATCTTGAAGTTTCTAATAAATTCATCTTCTTGCAAATCTCCAGTTTCATTTTCTGTTTTAATGATATAATTATTGATAAACTCATTTGCAGGGAATCTAAGGTCAAATGAAGTAGTGTTGTCAGTATAGTCAACAATAGAAACTTGAGATTCTGAAATATTATCAATAACAACGTTAGGATATTGCGTTGATGTAATTCTGTTGAAGAGGAATCCAAAGAATGAAGATCCATCAGAAATATTAACTTGACCGATAAATTCTTCGGTTGCAGGATCCTGATATGCACTTGTGGAAGTTACTCTTGCAACAACGCCAGATCCAGAAGCAATAATAATATCATCCAATTGAATATCAAATAGTCCAGGTGTGGACTGATATGTACCAGTGGTCTTACTTAATACAAGTGTATCAGTAACTTCAATATCCGTACCGTAAATTGGTGTTGTTTGTAGTTGTGCTACTGCTGCAGTTCCAAGTTGAGCTCTAGTTACAGTAAGTGTGGTTGATTCTGCACCGTTAGTAACATTTGTTACGGTGAAAATTTCAGATCCAAACTGATAATTCTGATTAATCTCAAATACTCCATTGGCAACTGGTAGTTGATCTCCGTTTGCTGGAATTACTTCAAATTGTGTAGTGGAAACTCCAATTCCATATCTCAACTGAGCAATTGGGGTTTCCTGTCCTCTTGCAAGGTTAATTTGCTCAACTTTTGCAGTGTCATTATCAAAGTTTCTAATTGTCTCCCCAAAGATGAATAATCCGATATTTGTTTGATCTGTTATGGTTGCTAGATTTGCTGCAAATCCAGTAGCATTAACAAGCACCAATTCATTAATGATAAAAGTACCACTTTCAATATATCCAATAATGGTATTTCCAGTAACACCAGTTACTTTCAGTCTAGCATTAGATGCAGTACCTACTAAAACGTCAGCAACATTTGGGAAAATGCCGCTAATATTCGTAAAATTAAACTCTTTTGTTTGAATTTGCTCAACGGTAATTGTTGCATATTTAACACTTGCGGGAGGAGAAGGTGGCTCAGTAAAGACAATAGAATCTCCCTCAACTGTAAATGATACTCCTGGGTTTTGAGCAACGCCATTTAAGACAATCATCAACTGGTTGGCATTTGCAACAACATTATCACCATCAACTGTTAGTGGGAATGCAATTCTTTCTCCGTCAAATAAACCAGAAATATCATCAAGTCTTTGGACAACTGATGTTAAAATATTCTCAGAAGACGTTAATCTCCTTTGTCTAAACAAGACTTCAGTATTATTGAATTCTTGATAGATTGGCTCAACTAAAGCAAAGTTTTGAATATTTGGTACAATTGCCTCTCGTGCCAACTCAACCGACTTAGTTAGATCAAAGAATGTCTCTTTATTGGGAATATTTGCCTCATCTTGCAGTCCCAATTGACCAAAAACTTTGAAAGAAATTGGGTGGACATTCTTTAATACAACGTCTTTCCACTCATCAATAGATACTGTGGAGTTGATTGCATAAGAGAAATCTTGATAATAATAAGAGTCTTGAATTTTTTGAATAATTTCTGATGGTTTACCAACATCATCAACAAACTGTCCTGTCGTTTTAGTGATTGCACCAATTTCTAAGACTCCCTTAGCAATATTCAAGTCACTAATAATACCAGACGATTTTGAGACAACACCAGTGATTTTCTGCCCTTCGGAGAATGTTCCTTCATAATTAACGATTTTAACAATTCTTGGTCCAACTTGCCAACCACTATTAGTTGAAACGTAACCAGTTGCGGTTGCTGTTTCTAAAGATCCACCTTGGTATATAAATTCACCTTCTAGGAAGGTAGAAGTAATAACATTTGCAGTTGCTGCGCCACCAAAAGATGAAGTTAAAACTTGCTGTCTTCCATCACCAGCATTAACAAAAGTGATAGCATCTCCCAATTCAGCATTACCTGCAGTAATAGCAAGTTTCAATTGATCATCTTCAAGAGAATTCGCAGATCCCGCAATAGCATAATATGTTGTAGTGCCATTTAGTCTACCAAGAGCACCAGCAGATAGAGGAAATTCTGCTCCATCACCAGTATCAACTACATTTAG